CGCGGTGCGGCGACTCAGTAACAAGTGCATCCCCCTTTTTGAGACACACTGTCTCACTAGGTTAGGTCACCATTACCACATTCACGAGGATCGATTCTGAGGGCCTCTCAGACGCGTCCCTAGGCGACCGTACCGCCAAGCTCCCTGCGCGGCTCCTACGGCCCTTCTCGTGACGATTTAGGGCATCTGGGCCCGGCGCCAGCCGGGCCCCTCACCTCACCCCTCGAAGTCTTCGAGGATTTCTGCGAGTTCGTCTGAGTAGTAGCCGTTCAGTTCTTCGTAGTACTGGACGTTCATGGTCAGTTCCTTTCTCTCTTTGACCTTGTGCTTTAATACTACCCTGAAACATATATCCTGTCAATAGTATTTAGTGTGACCTTCTCCACAAAATTCCGTGTGGCCCCGTCATACGGATGTGGTATACTGTAATCACAGCCCGAGAGACGGGCCCAACAAAAGGAAAGGATACTGAAAGATGACCATCGAACTCGACTCCGACGTAAAGGCCGCACGTTATGCCCATAGCCTGTACGTACAGCGTCGTATGGACATAGCCGATAACTACACACAACAGTGCAGCGAAAACCGGGAGCGCCTCGCATCCGACCTGGCGGATATCGCACTGGAATACGACATTGCACCTACTCGGGTTGTCAGGAACGCATTCGGCGCCGACAGAACCGATTTCGTCAGTCCCGTCCGTCGCGCACTCTCAGCTAAGAAGACACAGAGGGGCGCTAGGGAAGGCAACTGATAATGATCAAACTCGAAACGGACCTACGCAGCGTCCAAGTCACTTCGAAAACATGTGAGACGGCCTCCTACGTGTACGCCAGCTACATCCAGGGGTGCCCCATCCCTAAATGGAAGCCTCGCTATCCTTACGACCTCGTACATTACTCGCTGACCCTCCCCACGTTTGTAAACGACGTCCGCACCAAGCGACTCGAACCCGGCGTTTTCTACAGGTTGCCGGACGTCGCCTGTCGGGCACTCGGCGCCGACGAAAGCCTGAGCCTCCTACCCCTATATGTTGAAATCGATCACACCCCCTACGTTGACTTCATCGAGGACGAGCACGGCCGTGCCTACGTACCCAACTTGGCAGTGGGCGTCGACAGGGAAACGGTCCACCTGTCCCGCCTCTGCTACGGGTCGTGGGTGGTGTGCGGCCTCATCCGGACTAATCTGGCCCGGAGATGGGCCAGTCTCAGCGATACCGAGTGGTCCGTCCACAGTCTCTTCAACAAAGTGCACGATGGGCTGGACCCGTCATGGCAGCCTCTTCGGACCAACGGGTCCGTAGCCATATCGTTCAAACCCCCGCTTCTGCACCGACCGGTAGAGGTTTCCCGTGAAACGGTTTGAGCTCCTCGCCGAGGCCGCCAAGGCACGCAAGACGGCGATGGGCAAGATGCGCACGCATCGCAAACGAGGCGTCGAGCTCGCGAACAGCGAGTTCGACCCTCGTGTCGGCACCAACGCACAGCTACGCACCATGTCCGACAAACAGCTTGTTGCCTATATCGACCGCGTCAAGCGCTTCAACCTCCGCGGCAACCAGTACTACTTGACAGCCAAGAAGGAAATCATATCCTCCTATCGAATAGACGACTTCCTCCGTCAACAGCGTCGACTGGATCGCTTGCAGGGTGACATAGACAAAGCCTTCGGCCATTTCGAGCACCTCGATACGGGCGAGCGCGTCTCCGACTACAACGCCCGCGTCCGGAAAGGCTTCGAAGATCGCATCTACCGAAACGCCCAGAAGGTCTACGGTGACATCGTCCACTCCCGTAGCGACTTGAAAAAACTCTCACGCTTGCAACGCGAAGCTCTTCGCTTCGGAAAGGCATCCACCTTCGCTGAGAAGGCCGACGCCAAGAAACGAGCGGCCACCGGCTACCTGGACGCTCAGTATGACAAGCACAGGGGGATGTTGACCAAGATGATCAGCGACAGTTCTGTTTTGGACCAGCGCCTCATCCGGGACCTTCAAGGTCTCAGCAAGAAGGCACTCGTTTCCCTCGCCAAGCACTCCAACATAGTGGAGCGCATCAGGGACGCTTACGAATATGAGAAGAAGCATGACTTCTCGCAGCTGACGCTGGAAGGAGGGTCACAGAAGTATGGGACGGCGTCTGAACCCATTCGGGCTATCATACACGCCTACGCTAAAGCGGATGCGAATAGAACCAAGTGATGTCGCAGCCCTTGCCTACGACCTAGAGACGGACGACTGGTTCGTCCGGTCCTGCACCGGCGACGTAGATGCCAACACGGGCGTCGACACGCTCCTCCCCGCCCTCGCTCGCTACAAGCGCGTGTGGGTGTGGGAGGGGCAGCCCGTCGTCTACCGGATCGCCGCCGTCTGCCACCTAGAAGGGCTCATCGGCGATGAGAACGCCGAGCTCATTCTGACGAAGCCCGGCTTCACGACGTTCAAGTACCCCGCTCGGCTCTACGCGAAGGGCGCCCGGTACAAGACGACCGTCCGCTCTCTACGCGACTACATCTCCGCCCCTCCCCATACGCCGCCCCCCGGCCTTGACGATGAAGCCGAGTGGGTGTGTGGCATTCTCGACGGCACCCGTTTGGATTCCGTTGACGCCTTCGCCCCCATGGCGATCGCCCAAGCCGAGTTCTCCGACTATGTCAGAGACGAGATGGACGTCCATCCGAGCCTGTTCGGCACCGACTTCGATGGGCAATTGGACGGCACCGGGGGTTTGTGCGGCGTTCTCCGCGACATGGGCGACGTAGAAGGCGTCGACATATGGGATGTGTCCTCCCTCTACCCCGCCATCGCCTCGTGCATGCCTCTGCCTACTGGCTTCAGCGTTTACGACTACTCAGCCGACACACTGTCTGACCTACCCGACGACTGTCTCTGGATTGCCAACGTCATCCTGTCTGACGGAGTGTCCCAGTGGGTGACCAGCGTGGACTACCACCACACGTATAGTGAGACGCTGTACTACACGTACGGTGATGCTCCTACAATCAAAGACGCCGACGTGCAGGTCGCCATCATCTTTGACTCTGTCTCCGGCCTCTACAAAGAATGTGTGGACGCCTGGTACCGTGATAAGAAAAACAGCGAAGGCATCGTCAAAGAGTTCTATAAGAAGAAGATGAACTCCTTCTTCGGTTCTCTGGCGATGCGCTACCGTAAGCGCAAAGAAAAGGCTGTCTACAGGGACGGCTACGGCTTCGACGTCGAAACGGTCGGGTATACGGAGCACGAGCCTGGCTCGCTCCTTCTCCACCAAGTGTTCATCGTCGCCTACGGCCGGGCCATCCTAACCGAAGCGCTGCGGCGCTACGAGGGGCACGTCGTCTACTATGACACGGACTCCGTCCACCTCATCGGCGTTTGCCCTTCCGATGTGCGCTTAGACGGCGTACCCGTCGGCGACCGCGACGACGACCTGGGGAAGTGGACGCTGCGCGAACGCAACGCCACTGTGCGCTATCTGGGACTGCGCCGCTATGCCGTCGTCGAACGGTGTGAGACTACGACCATTGAAGAATATGCGAACCTGCATCTCGCCGGCTACAGGGCGCCGTCGTTCTTGCAAGCGGGGAAGTGGGACCGCATCCTCCTCCGCGATCTGGACGAACACAGCCATCTCCCGTCCCTAACCTACGAGCCCGGTCCCGACTCCCTCGTCCCCGCTTACACGCCGTACCGCATCAGGCAGACCGTGTATCCGGACGATATGCCGGTCAAGGCGCACGGCGAGTGGTCCGTCCCTGCGGACGCTGCGGTGTACAAGGAAGACCCGAGGGCAGAGATAGAGCTCCGCGTCGCAGCCGCGAATATGAGCCGTCCACTGTGCGATGAGGAAGAGGTGAAGGCTCGCCGCCTCGCCCTCGCCCCTTGTTAGCCGCTTCGATAATCGAATAAAGGAGAGCCCCGCCGTCCAACTGGAAAGCGGGGCCTCTTTATGCCTTCTACTATACTGCAATCCGGGTGTGATATACTATGTCTCAGGCGGGGCTCCATCCTGTTACGGCGGAGACCGCGGCCGGGCGTCACGGGCTGATACCCGCCGGCCCCGGATGGCTTTGACAACCCTTCGACCAAGACGGCGGTAGCCCCGCTGCATAATACGTGAGGAGAACCGAGTGGCAGACGAACAGACCACCAATACCGACGCCGAAGATCAGACGCCCGTGGAAGCGACTGAAGAAGACGTCCAGGCCGACTTAGCGGCGCTCATTGACGAAGTCCGCACCCTGGCCGTCCAGGCGCTAGACGAATGCAAAGAACTGCGCGCCATCATCACCGAGGAAGCCCTGGACGAGGCCGCCGATGACGCCACCGACGATGGCATAGAGCCGGAAGACCTTCAAATTGAAGATCTCCTCGCCTGACGAAAGGACTTACTGAACAATGGCATCCGCTTCCAAGGGGCTGCGCCCCGGGACAACCAACGAACAGCTTCTTCAGGTCTCCATCAACGCCGCCTCTATGGGGTACAAGAAGCGCATCCCCTCCCCGACACAGGCCGGTATCGATCGCACCCTGGACTATCTCAGCCAGCACCGCGACATGTGGAACCCCATCTGCCAGTCGCTACTCAACCAGGTCGTCCCCGTCTTCGCCAAGAACCGGTCGTGGTCCAATCCGCTCGCCGAATTCAAGAAGGGCATGGTCGAATTCGGAAACGGCGTCGAAGAGATACAGACCGGCCTCATCAACGCCGTCGCCTACGACCCCAACGACGACATCGACGCCAAGGCGATCTTCGGCAGGGAAGACTTCCGCGTCGAAACCGCTTTCCATACACGCAACCGCCGCGACCGCTACAAGGTCTCTGTGGAGAAGCGGCTGATCCAGTCCGCGTTCCTCAACGGCGGCGACGTCGCCGAGCTCATCGACCGCCAGCTGAATGCCCCCTACGAGTCCGACCAGGTAGACGAGTTCCTGCTCATGGCTAACCTGCTCCGCGAGTACGAGGACCGCGGCGGCTTCTACCATGCGCACGTCCCCGACGTGGCCCACACGCGCTCCACCACCGACGACGCCAAAGAGCTTCTCCGCAAGCTGCGCGCCATCGCCGGCGAGATGCGGTTCAAGTCCACCGCCTACAACCCGGCGCGGATGCCCGTCCACTCCACGCCCGACGACATGATCCTCCTCACCACGCCCGCCGTCAAGGCGGCCCTGGACGTGGAGGCGCTTGCATGGGCATTCAACATCGATAAGGCCGACGTCCAGTACCGGGTCATCGAAATCCCGCAGTCCGCCGCCCCCGGGAAGGGCTTCCAGGCGGCAGTCGTGGACAAGGACTTCTTCCAGGTCTACGACCACATCATGGAAACCACGTCCATCGACGTGCCCACCGACCCGAACACCTACAACGTGTTCTTCCACCATCACCAAACGATTTCGTGCTCCCGCTTCGCCCCCACCGCCATGCTGTGGACCGGCGCCGACGACGAAATCATCGAAATCCTGCCGCCCGTCACCGCGATCAGCACCCTCGAATGCTTCGACGCCGACGGCAACACGCCGGCCCAGCTTAAGAAGGGCGGTAACTACCGGGCCCGCCCCCAGTCCGTCACCGGCGGCGGCGTCAACCCGGCCCTCGAATGGACGATCACTTCGTCCACGGACAACCACACATCCATCTCCGATTCCGGCATTCTCTACGTCGGGCGCCTCGAAAAGGGCCCGGTCAAGATCAAGGCGGCATGCGACGGCGTCACCTCCGAAGGCGCCTTCGCCGTCGAGGCCGGCGCGGATGTCCCGACCTGGCCCGACCTGAAGTCCTCCGTCTTCGGTCTTACTGTGCTCGGAAGGGCGATCGGTAAGTCGTTCACACCCGAAACCAAGGAATACACCGTCACGCGGGTTAAGAAGGACGAACTGATCAAGGACGTGCAGAACAACACGTTCCCTCATGGGCGGCATATCGACTACACGATTGAGACCGCCGACGGCGAGGGCGGCGCCTACAAGGTGACCGTCACCGTCACAGGAGCCGACGGCGTCTCCTACGGCCCCTACGTCGTCACTGTCAAGTAACGAGTAGCGGCCAGCGGAAGGGCGCTGAGTTTCCTTCCTTTCCCCTCAGCGCCCTTCCACGTATAAGCGAACACACAGACTACAGGTAGGGAGCGAACATGCCGAGCATTAGCGAATGGGCCGCTGGAGCCGAAGTCACGCTCACCACGGTGGCATGGGACTCCACCTACCGCGATATCGTCAAATGGCGAAGCTACGCACACCGCTCCGACTACATCGACCGGCCCGACGCACACCACCTGACGCTGCGCAACGCCCAGACCATCGACTACGGCTCCCAAGTCGTCCTCGACGAACCCTTCTCGGTGTGCGTCAAATACAACTACATTCGGGTCGTCAACCCGAAGATATCCAAGCTGCACCCCGACAAAGAACAGCCCTCTGTCTTCTATTACTTCATCCAAGACGTCGTCCGGGTCGCGCCCGACGCCACCATGCTCTCCGTCCAGTTGGACGTGTGGACCACCTACTGCGGAAACGTCAGGCTGCGCAACGCCTTCGTCGTCCAAGGCCACCTGCCGGTGGCCGCTACCTGGCGCGGCCGCCAACATGACGTGCTCAGAGAAGCCGAAGGCCTCGACTTGGGTTCTGACTACATGGTGCGCTACAGCGAACGCTACACGGTCGCCACCCTCGCACAGTGCTGCGTCATGCTCGTCGCCTCCACCGACTTCTCCTCCGATCCTGGCGGGGCATCCAACCCAAGCCTGAAGACGGCGAAAGGCTCTGCATTCGAAGGCCTTCCTAACGGGTGCGACATCATCCTCGTCCGCAACATCGGCACCTTCGAATTCTTCGCTACCGCCATGTCGCCCTTCCCGTGGGTGGCACAGGGCGTCCAGATGATCATGGTGCTGCCGACACCCGAGGACATATTCGACCGGATCATCACGTCCCACAACACAGACAACGTCCACGATAAGCTCAGGCAGGGCGCCGACCCGAACTCGATCAAGATCATCCGGTCCCGCAAGACCGGCCACGAGGGCGACGTCATGTGGGGCCGGGACCAGACATTCTTCGCCGACGGCGCCTTGGAGCTCCTCGATAAGGCGAGGCTCGCCGACTGGCAACGCAACTACACGAAGCTCGTCACGTCGCCATACCTGTTCATCGAGCTCACCAACTACCAGGGCCAGTCCATGGCCGTCCGCCCCGAATATCTGCCAGGCGGCGGCAAGGTCACACTGTCGAGGCTGCAGCACTTCTCCCCTCCGGGGCCCCGCGTGGTGGTGTGGCTGCGCGACTACCTGTCGGAGGATAACGCGACGGGGAACCCGCTGTCGAACTCGTTCCTGGATAGCTCCCTGTTCTTCACGAACTTCCCGATGTTCTCCATCCCCAACAACTCAGGGCTCAACGCGCTGGCGTCACAGGCGCACAGCATAGCGTTCGCCTACCAGTCTGCCGACTGGTCGCAGCAGAAGGCCCTGCAGGGCAACCAGGTCGCCTACGACCAGGCCTCCTATGCGATTGGGACGGCCCGCCAGTCCATGGTGGCATCCAACACCGCCCGGGGCGCGCAGACGGCGCTGGCAAACGCAGCCCGCACCCAGTCGACGGCGATCACCAACGACGCCGCGTGGGGGCACACGCAGAACAGCATGATCCAGCAGGGCGTCTCCGGCGGCATGGGCGCCGTCGGCTCCCTGCTGTCGGGCGATATCGGCGGCGCCATCAAAGGTGTGGTCGGCACCGGCATGGGCATCCACATGGCCAACTCGAACTACAACATCGACGCCAACGCCCGTGACGCACAAACCGACCTGGCGAACAGCACGGCATCGCAGTCGACGGCGATAACCAACAACCTGTCGTCGAAGCTCACCGGATTGCAGAATGCGCAAGCCGCATACAACCGGGACACGAACAAAGAATATGCAGACATGGTCGCCAAAGGCGATTACGCGAACACCCTGGCTGGCTTGAAGGCGAAGATACAGGACACGAAGATGGTCCAGCCGTCCATCTCCGGCCAAGTCGGTGGCGACGCGTTCATGCTTGCCACCACCGGGTGGATGGTGGATGTGCGCTTGAAGTCGCCTCACCGGGGCGCCATCCAAGCGGTCGCTGAGCATTTCGCACGCTACGGCTACCGGTGCAACCGGACCGTCGACATGGCCGCCTATGACCTGACGCTCATGTCTCACTTCACATACTGGAAACTGGCGGACTGCCGGATAGACGCCCCGTCCATACCGCAGATGCACGCCGAGACGATCCGGGGGATCTTCGAGAAAGGCGTTACCGTGTGGGACGAACCCAGGGAGATAACGGAGATGCATCTGTTCGACAACGGACCGAAGAAAGTGGTGCAACTGTAATGGCGAGTACGAAAGGCTTGACGAACGGGGACCTGATAGGCGGAGGGGTGGAACCGTCGAAGCGGGATGCGGGTCGGTTCCGGGCTAACCAGGCGAAGGCGACCCGAGGCGGCGAGTTCGTGATGTATCAGAACATGCTGTGGGGCCTGGCCGAGTCCAGGTTCGTCTGGGATGGCCTGCCCGATACTGTCAATGAACGCTACCTGGAACGTGTGCTGCACCGGCACGGCCTGGCGGTCTTCTTCGAAGAACCCCGCCTGCACGCCTTCTTCGCGCTGCACGCCGCCGGCACCGGCGACGTGGACGTCTACGGCGACCCGAAGACGTTCCGGGTCACCGGGAACCGGTACATCAACCGTGAAGTGTCTTCCAAGGACTGCGTGCCGATTTGGGTGAACAGGAACAGGGTCAACGACCAGTGGATCGTCAACTACTATGCGGCACAGCTGGCCGAGGCGGCCGTCACCGTCCAGGTGAACGCGCTCACGTCGCGTTACCCGACGATCCTCGCGCTCAGCCAGGAACAGAAACTAACGGGCGAGAACTTCTACCGTCAGATCGCCGAAGGTCAGCCGGTCGTGTTCACCGTGAAGGACGCGATGGGCGGGGACGTGTCCGGCGCTGTCCAAGCACTGGACAACCGTCTCCCTCCGAACGCCGTATCAGACGCGATCCGGGTCAAGAAGGACATTTGGGACGAGGCGATGCTCATGCTCGGCATCCAATGCGCCCCACCCGACAAGAAGGAACGGCTCGTGGATGACGAGGTGGAGGCGTTGCAGGGGCAGATGGCCGCCTTCCGCGGCGTCGCCATCGGCGCCCGGCAGGAGGCCGCGGACCGCATTAACGAACGCTACGGCTTTAACGTGTCTGTGCATTGGAGGCACAGCCGGGAGCAGGTGCGCGGCGTCAACGAAATTGGGGAGGGCTTCATTGGCTGACTTCACGATCGAGCTCCGGGATGTGTGCGCCAGGTACAGCGACGCCGAACTCGGCTTGGATGCGTACCCGATCTTCGATGAGGCCTATCGGCCTCGCCTGAACAAGCTGATCAAGGACCACTACTGGTTCAGGGAGACGGCCTACGAGACGGCCGCCATATTCGCACACCAGCTGAGGCACCGGCTTGAGACGGTCATGCCCTACTACAACCAGCTGTATGAGTCGACAAGGATCAGATTCGACCCGCTGTCCACGATGGACGTCTCGTCCGTCTCCGACGGCACGCACTCGTCTAAATCCGAGACGGAAGGATCCGGGACGACGAAGAACAGGGCGTCGGGCCTATCCAATTCGGACTCGCGGGACATGCGCTACCCGGACACGGCGATCAACCAGCAGGGCGACTACGCAGTGTCCGGTACCAAGTCGGATGCGAGGACTGAAGGTGCATCCGAGACCAGTAACAGCAGCACCTCGAAGGCGAACGGCGATGAAACGACGCATGCCACGTCGCACTCGACGGGTCGTTCACAGTCGGCGGCGTCGTTGCTCGTGGAGTACAGGGCCTCGCTGCTCAACGTGGACAAGATGGTGCTGGCCGAGCTCGATGACTTGTTCTTCGGGCTGTGGTCGTCCAACGACAACTACGTCGGCGGCGACGCGTACTGGGGCCTCGGGCCGATGCTCGGCTGGGGTTATTGGCTTTAACGACTAGGAGGTTATTGGATGCCTATAGAGAACGTGCCGTTCTTCGATTTGCAGAGCAGCCCGCTTACGAACATCACGCCGTTCGCGCACAGAGACGCCTACACCTACCAAGAGGTGTTGGAGGATCTGATCCAGAATTATAAGCGGATCATCGACACGGTTAACAAGGTCGTGGCACTCGCCAACGACATCGACAATCGCATGGTCGAACTGGAAGCCAGGCTTCGCAAGGAGACGGACGACAAGATCGCCCGGGCGATCGACGAGCTCTACCGGCGCCTGGCGCAGCGCGGCGCCAAAGACATGATCGTCCACGACCCCGTGTGGGGGCGCACAGACAGAACCGTCTCGGAGGTGCTGGCAGTCCTCTACGACAATGTGCGCACACAGGCCAGGTTCGCCAAGGGCGCCGACGACGTCGGGGCTACGGCTCAGGCGCTTGACGAGGCCAACTGGACGGCCCGCCAGTGGGACCTGGACCCCGAATACAAGACCGACCACGCCACCCGCTGACCATACAACATTAAGGAGACGACATGGCGAGCACGAACAAAACGGAGGCGCTGGGCCTCAGCCAGTTCATTGACACCGACAAGCCTACGTGGAGGGGCGACTACAACGGGGACATGCGCAAGCTGGACGTCCGCGCGCAGGAGGACACGTCCAAGTTCAACGCGTTCGAGACCCGGATCAAGCAGGCGGAGGTAACCGTCGACGCCGACCACAAGGTGGTGGCACAGATAGATCAGAAGATCGGTGAGGCCGAGTCCAGGGCGAAGGCGGATGCCGCCAGCCAGGTGGCGAAGTGCTACGACGACCTGTTCACCAAGGTGAGCGACCGGTACACGAAGGCGCAGTCGGATGCCCGCTACATGTTGAAGAACGCCGCCACCCCGGATGTGTGTGCTGTCATCGTCGGCACATCCAACGTGGTGCAAGGTAAATGGCCGACGCTCATGTGCAAGGCGATGGGCATCACGGAGAAGAATTTCGCCATCGGCGGGACGGGGATGACGGACGGCGCCAATAACTTCTCCGTGCAGCTGAATAGGGCGATCGCGGACGGCAGCTTCAACAACAACGACGTGAAATACGTCATCATCGCAGACTGCGGCAACGACGCCATGGCGGGCAAGGACGTTTACAACGGCGTCGTGAGCCTCCTGACGGACGCCCGGCGGGCCTTCCCGAACGCACGCGTCGTCGTGTTCTCCGCTGTCTGGGCATGGAGCAACCTGCACGCCCTGCTCAAGTCGAAGAATGGCTTGGCGAACTGCCTTTCTACCCTTCAAGAGGTGTGCGGCAACTACGGCGCTGAATACGTCGGCACCGAATTCTGGTGCTTGGGGTACAGCAAGTATTTCACGGAAGGCGAGATACACCTGAACTCCACTGGTGACACGAGGTTCGCCACGCTGGCTGGCAACTACCTGCAGTACGGGAACGAACCCGTGCCCGTATCGCAGAACTACCGGATCGGCCTGTCGGGTGGCGCACAGCACACGGAAACACCGCTGACGCTGCGCCTGAACGGCGGCATCGTCAGCCTGTCCGGCGTGATTTCGGGTCAGTCGATCTCGGTGGGCGCAGATCTCGGCCAGATACCCGAGTGGGCTGCGCCGCGTGCGGACGTGAACGCCAACGCGAGAGGCGGGGAGAGCGGAACGGAAGACATACCGTTCCAGGTACACCCGAATCAGCACCTTCAAACGTGGAAGGGCTGGTCGGGCAACCTCAATATCAGCGCTACGTGGTCGGTGCTGTAATCATTTCACGTGAAACATGGAGGGCCTGCCGGAAGGCAGGCCCTCCTAAGAGGGGGGTTACCTGATATATGGCGTGGGATGCTAAAGCAAAAGCCGTCGCGATCAAAGCGATCGGGACAGTGGAGTCCGGCATGCGCTATGACGGTATCTACCACACCGATCCGATAACGATTGGGATAGGGCAGTGGTTCGGGCCGAGAGCCTATGGACTCTTGGCCCGAATCAAGAGGGAACTCCCCGGTGAGTTCGCGAAGCTGCCTGGTGAGTTGCAGTCTTTGGTGAACGCCAACACTATTAACTGGGCAACCTACTATCTGCCGAACTACTGGGATGGCCAGGTTAAACCGGTGTTGAGGGCCGCCTACAAAATACAGCAGGCGCAGATGTCCGAGGACCTTGAGGCATACGTGCAGGTAGCGCGTAAGTGCGGGATCGACCCGGACGGCGCCACCCAGTCGATGATCATGTTTTTCGTCGCCTACCACCAGTCCCCTAGGAGGGCGCTGAGGATCGCTAACCAGATCGGCGGCGCTTCCTTGGACAGGTGGCACCAGGCGTTGCTGTCCGAGCCGGTGCTCGGCCGCTACAGGAACCGGTACAACACCGCCTACGGCATCATCAAAGCGATGGATAGCTCGGGCGTTGACCTGCCCGGGCCGCCCGGTGCGGGGACTCCGCCGCCGACGGGTGGGGACGGCTCGGGGGGCAACCCCGGGGGGGACGTGAACGCCCCGCAGCAGCAGGGCAGCAGCGCCGGCGTGCTGTCCCGGGTGGAGAGATGGGGCGACATGATGGTCGCCCGCATGTCTGATGGCAAGCAGGTGGTGTGCGCCCCTACCGGCTGGGGCCAGTACATGGCAGGGCCGGGCGGGGCGGGGACTCCGCCGCCGACGAACAGCGCTCCGGGCGGACAGAACGGCGCCCCCGGCACAGGCGGAGGCGGGGGTTCTCTGGCGCCGGGCACATCAGAGACCCGCCAGAAACTCGTCTATTGGATGGCCTCTCGTGAGAACAAGTTCAGGTACAGCAACGGCGCCGGCAGGTTGGACCCTGACCGGTCCGGCGTCGGCGACTGTTCGTCGACGTGCCGGCGCGCCTACCTCGATGTGTGCGGGATTGATATCGGCGGCAACACGGTCGCACAGTCAGCCACTGGACACGGCGTGTTCGTGATCAACTGGAACACGGCCAAGAGTATCTCTCAAGCCCAGTTGGCGTTGATGAAACCGGGCGACTTGGTTTTCTACGACTGGGGTTCCGGGCGTGCCGGCGTGGACCACGTGGAGATGTACGCCGGCGGCGATTTGACGTGGGGGCACGGCGGTGGGCTGAACGGGACTGTTCCAGGGCCGCACAAGAACTCACTGAGCAAGTTCATCCGCGACACGAGGGGGATCGGCTGGTGTGTCAAACGATACATCAATGACTGAGGGCGCACAGCTCACCTACTATGACCCGTCCCGGATCCTCTCCTATAACACGCCGTGGGTGTTCGTGACGGGCGCCCGCGGCAGGGGCAAGACGTATGCGTTCAAGAAACGGGTGATCAAGAAGGCGATCGAGCGCGGCGACGAGTTCATCTACCTGAGACGGTTCAAGGGTGAGGCGGCGACGTTCAAGACGTTCTTCGACGACATCCGCTGGGAGTTCCCGGGTATTGATCTGTCGGTGAAGGGCAAGATCGCCTCTATCGGGTCTGGCAAGGGCGCACAGCCCATCGGGCAGGTCGTGTATCTGTCGGCAGCGCAGATGCTCAAATCGGTGTCCCTCAAGAAGGTGAGACACATCATCTTCGATGAGTTCATCCTTGAGAAGGGCGCCACCCACTACCTGCCGGACGAGGCGTCGATCTTCGAAGGCCTATATTCGACGGTGGACCGCTGGGATGACAGGGTGCAGGTGTATTTCCTGGCGAACGCCTTCTCTCTGACGAACCCGTACTATGTCAAGTATGGGATCGTGCCATCGGACGAGTTCACAGTGGAACCGGGCGTGGATCGTTTCTGGGCGGTGCACACTGACCGTTCGGAGGAGTTCGCACAGCAAGTGTCGAAGACCCGCTTCGGGGCGTTCCTTCGCCGCCAGGATGATGAGAATTCCCGGTACATGATCGATTCGACGTTCCGAGACGGCGGCGTGGAGATGGTGGAGGCGAAGCCGCCGTCGGCGATGTATTCGCTGTCGATCGTGGGTGGTTCGAGGCCGCTGTCTCTATGGTTGGGGCGGGATTCAACGGCGTGGTATGTGACGGAGGGGCTTCCGCGCACACCGAACCGGTTCACGCTGGTGCCGTCGAAGGTGGACGAGGCGACGAGGCTGCTCACGCCGCGGGACTCGTATTTGAAGAACATCCGCGCCTGCTACGAGAAAGGCAGAGTGCGGTTCGACAAACTGACCACGAGGAACCTGTTCATCAGGGAAGTGTATAAGGGGTTGTGATGACTGAATCCGTGTTGACGGGCTTCGGGACGGCGCTGGCGGTGGTGTTGCCGCTGGTCGCCGCGCTCACGCCGAAGGCCCGTCGTTTCCTCCACTTCATCGACGATTTGATGGGTGAGGAGGAGCGTCCGGGCGCGAATAGGCGCCCGGGAATACTTGAGCGTCTCATGTTGCTTGAGAAAAAGCTGGAATTGATCGAAAGGAGATTGAATAGCATTGAGTCACGCACAGATCGTGAGGACGGCCATAGTGGCGTGGATGGCGAAGCACGACGGTGACTTCGGCTACACGAACGACT